AAGTATGGGGACTGCAATTGGAACAGAGAACGGACAAAAAGTAGGAAACCGACTTGGTAATATGGGAATTGAAGATGCATCAAAGTTGGTAAATGTAAAAGGTGTTTCGTCTGGAACCGGATCATCTACATTGGTTGGTGGAAGTGTCGGTGCTTCCGGTGCTATCGGGTCTGGTGGTGTTTCACACCCAATAGGCACGAATAAAGGAAAAAGTAATTTCATAAAAGGTGTTGGTCTTGGTAACTTTTCACTCAATTCAACATATGAACAAGGAATACTTGGAGCAGTAAAAACTGCAAATAAAGTCGGAAAGTCAACATTACTTAAAAAAACGAAAGCAGGAAGGGCATTGTCAGCTGCTTCGTCTCTTGGGATTGGAATACCTGGTGCCAACGATCTTGGAATTAACTCGGGTGATAGTGCAATGTTTAAAATATTTAAACTTGCTTCGTTTGGTGTTAAGTCAATATGTGCTGGTTTAAAAAATAAAAAAGGATATGGTTCTGATACCGAAGAGTCTTTGGGGTGGTTGTTATCGTTTGGAATAAATCTAGAACTACTTGCAATTTTAATGGCAATATTTGATCGTCTTAGAAATCTTAAATTTAATTTTGGTGCAATGTTTTCATTTGATCTTAATAGTCTTAAATTCGATTTGTGTGATTGGGTAAATCAAGTTGAGTTTGGAAATTCACTGACAGATACACTTAAAGGTGAGGCGGGTAAATTTCTTGGTGGGGCAACCTCGGGTGCAGGATTGATGGGTGGAGTTGGTGGTGGACTTTTAGGTGGCCTAACCGGAGATGCTTCCAATAAAGATAAGACGGCTGCACTCGGAAAAGATTTACAGGCAAAAGGAACACTCGGTGCTTTTACAAAAAGAGATCCAGACTTTGCTCAACAATTTCAACTTATTACCGATGAAGAAAAGGCACAACTTAAAGCATCCGGTGCAAGTTTTGGTTCGATGGGGTTGTCGCTAAAAAAAGGAAACAACCAAGTGGCCACTATGGGGTTTGATCCAATTACAGGTCTTTTTAGAAATAAACAAGCAGGTCCTGGAAGTATAATGAGTGCAAGTGTAGACCCAAGTGCGGCCAGTTCTTCAAAAATAGCAAGTAATCTCGGTGCAATAAGTTATATGTCTGGAACCGGTGGAATTCAATATGGAGCATCTGTTGATGAGATTAACACACGAAATGCTACAAAAGAAATTAAAGACCCACTTGGTGAGAAAAATCAACAAACGACCCAATCTCAACAACCCACCCCACAGACAACAACACCAAATAACCAAACACCACAATCAACATCAATCGGTCAGAGTTCACAACCCACTACACCCCAAAGTCCTCAACAAGCAGGTGGTGGTCAAAGTACACAATCCACGGGTGGGACTTCCCCAACAACCAACTCTCAGCAAAATAATCAACTCGCATCTGACCCAAATACCCAATCATCACCCAACGCACCAACCACAACATCACCATCTGCAAGTAACGGAGTGACAGCTGCTTCACAAAATCCAGATTCGGTAACATCATTTCATACGGGTGAAGAAATAACAAAAGCAGATTTAGCAGGAACTCCACTGCAAAATGCAGATTTAAATGCAGTATCTTTACTACACCCCAACGACCTTGCGGTATTAAAGGATACAAAGGCAGTTAATGATTCACTAAAACAAGCACAAGAAGCAAAGGATCAAACATTTAATTCAGAAATGGAAAAATCTGAAAAACAAGCAAAGGACGAAGGTGGTGGAAATTTAATTTTTGGTCAACCAATTAGTGAACTTACTGGCAACCAAATTATATTGAATTCCGAAAGAATATTATTGTCATCAAAAAGTGCGGAAATGGTTCAATATGCAAAGGGAAAATATGCAGTTGCAACTGATGGAGAATTAACAATGAATGCAGTTCAAAGAATCGTAACGGTTACTGCTGTACACACTTCTGTTGTATCACCAACTATTCACTTGGGAGAATATTATACATTTAATCACCCAGTTTTAAAAGGTGATGTTACTACTGCATGGCTGAGTTCGTTGTGTGGTTGGTTAAGTTCTCACACTCACCACGACCCATATATTTCAACAAGTAGTCCTGCCCAACAAGGACAATTATCTGGATTAAGAGCAAGATTGCCAACATTATTAAGTACACGTGTATTTATAGCTGGATAAAATATATATTGATATATTTATTTATAATTATTATGAAGAAGATAGAACTAAAAAACCTAATAAAAGAAGCAGTTCGTGAAGAACTAAGAAGTTACTTGCCAAAACTAATAAGTGAACTTGGAACAAAAAAAACTAGCGAAAAACCTACTGATATTGTAGAAGAAACAAAAAAGTCATTATTAAAGGTAAGAAACACAGAAACCAAACCTCTTAAGAGTTTTTCTAAAAATCCTGCAATCAATCAAATACTAAATGAAACAGTCGGAGGTGTACCACAGGAAGGTTCTATGGTATCAAATGGCCAGGCATCGTTTTCTGATACCAATGGTAACCAAGTAGATGTAGATGCATTACCTGACCATTTATCTTCCGCATTAACAAGAAATTATTCGGATGTAATGAAACTTGTTGATAAAAAACGAGGAAAGATTACATGAGTGAGGTTGGACTCGGAATAAAAATCCCATATACACGGGATGATCAGTTTGGTTATTTTGCACAGGTCGAGACGGACCTTGAAAAGGCCAAAACCAATCTAAAAATGTTATTAATGACATCAAAGGGAGAACGACCAATGATGCCTACATACGGAAGTGACTTGAAAAAGATTTTGTTTTCACAAAATACGGAAGGTGCGGTTGATCTTGAGTTTGAAGACGCCGTTATATCAGCAACAAGTACGTGGATGCCTTCCGTTATCATAACAAATGTAGGTATTGACCGAGACCCAATTAATAATCCATATCAAGCAACAATAATAATACAATTTGAACTATCAAACATTCCAGACTCGGAACAAACACTTGACCTACAACTTGAGATTTAATTATGGCAACTGACATGGACATTTTTGGCAATACAAAGGGTAAAGATATAAATTACCTTAGTAGAGATTTTAATTCATTTAAGACAAATTTGGTTCAGTATATAAAATCATACTATCCAGGTTCATATTCAGATTTTAGTGAAAACTCCACGGGTATGATGTTCGTAGAACTCACGGCTTATGTGGGGGATGTTCTTTCTTATTATATAGACTATCAATTTAAAGAGGGGTTTCTTCAATTTGCATCTGAACGAAAAAATATAATGACACTTGCAAATTATTTGGGGTACAGACCCAAACCGGCAGTACCTGCGTCAACTAACGTAGAGATTATGCATATTGTACCCGCACGACTAGATAACAAGGGAAAAAATATTCCAGATATGAGGTATGCTTTAAATATCGAACCTGGCCTGGAAGTGCGTTCAAATGATAACGCAGATGTTGTTTTTAGAACTACACAGGCCACATCCTTTGCAGAAAATAGTCCTGACTCACCATTGACAATTAAAGTCTTTGAAAGAGATACATCGGGACAACCAGTTTACTATTTGCTGAAAAAAATAGCACACGCATCAAGTGGAACACTCATACGAAAGAAAATTCAAGTAGGAGAGGCCTCACCCTTTTATGAGATTGAACTTGGAGAAGAAAATGTACTTGAAATTTTATCAGTAACGGATTCGGACGGAAATGCATATTACCAAGTCCCTTATTTAGCACAAAGTACTGTGTTAATTGAAGAACCTAATAATGAAAGAAATAGTCCACTTTATTCTAGATACGCAACCAGTGTACCTTATATACTAAAATATATTAAAACATCTCGTAGATATGTGGTACATACAAATACCGACAATTCAACTACATTAGAATTCGGAAAAGGTGACGATAAAATTGATGATGAAATTATAATTCCGAGAATGAGTAATGTAGGGCGTACTATGAATGAAAACAGATCGGTAATGGACATGGGATATGATCCAAGTAATTTCTTAAAAACGGATTCTTACGGAGAAGCACCTGCAAATACAGAACTTACGATTGACTACTATATCGGTGGGGGGGCAACTTCCAATGTTGCAAGTAATACACTAAACACAATAAGTCTTGTAAAATACACAGAAACAAGTGAATACTTAAATCAAAGTGAACGTTCGGTTTTGGAGGGAATAAAGAATAGTCTTAAAGTAAACAATCCAGAACCCGCCCGTGGTGGTAAGGGAAGTGAGAGTGATGAAGAAATACGACTCAAAGGTTTGTCATCATTTCCTGCACAATTAAGAGCAGTAACACGTGATGATTATGTTGTAAGGGCATATTCCATGCCATCTAAATTTGGAAGTGTGGCAAAGGCCTTTGTGACAAAAGACGGAATATTGGATACAAACTCACAACTTGATGTTATAAAAAATAATGAAACAGAAAACGACGTAACACCTGAGTCAATAAATAGAGTTTATGGGGAAATCAACAATCCATTTGCAATAAATATGTATATATTAAGTTACGATGCAGATAAAAAATTAACAGAACCAAATGATTTAGTATTTAAAAACCTAACAAATTATATATCACAATACAGAATGTTGACAGATGGAATAAACATTACAAACGCATTTGTAATTAACATTGGTATATATTTTGAGATTTCTGTTTTGCATAATTTTAACCAAAAAGAGGTATTAGATACCTGTCTGGTTGAGTTAACCGATTACTTTGAAATAGACAATTGGCAAATATCACAACCAATTGAATTGAGTAGTATAGAAATAATGATTTCAAAAATCAATGGAGTTCGTACGGTTGGTAGTATGAGGGTGGTTAATTTAACATCAAACGATGGAAACTATTCAGCAAATGAATACGACATTGAGGCCGCAACGATAAATAAGATTTTATACCCGTCAATGGACCCATCTATATTTGAAGTCAAATTTCCGAGTAGAGATATAGTAGGGAGGGTGGTGTCATGAATTTGTTTTATTATCCAAAAAAAGACTCAACAATTTATAGTCAAAGTTCTATGCGTGAACTAAACTTTGGAAAGTCAGAGATTTTAGAATTAAAAAATGACTGGTCAATGGGAAGGGGGTCAGATATTTCACGCATTCTACTACAATTTGATATTCCATTTTCTTTGCAAAATTATACTAATTTTAAGAATTTAAGATTTTATTTAAAACTTAACATTACTCAGTCCGAGGAACTAACGGCCGATACAAATATTTGCATTCACCCCATAACGGATGATTGGCAAAGTGGAACTGGAATTGGATTAGACGCAGATCCAGAATATCATGCGGTAAATTGGTTGTTTAAAACCGACTCTAACCTATGGAATACAGAAAACCAAGGTGGTGGTAGTTATTACACCCATGTTAAAAGATGCGAAGATGATAAAAGGCCTTTAGTATCAATATATAAATTTGAAAATAAAACATCCGACCTAGAGGTGGATGTAACTGACATAGTAAAGTGTTGGATTCTCGGTGACATTAAAAACAATGGTTTTTTAGTCAAATTTGAAAGTGAGGGACGAAGTGAAAGAAGTCAGTCAATAAAATTTTATTCAAGTAACACAAATACTATATACTCACCGATACTAAAGGCCTGTTATGTTGATTATGTTAGTGGTGATACCACAGACACAGGAATTGGATCAGGAAGTTTATCGGGATCATTAAGTTCATATGAATTTAATATTCCGAACTCATATAGTTTAGAATCATATGAAGAAGATGTAGATGAAAAAGTAGTAATTGGTACGTGTGAGCAGTATGTAGAAGAACCCACAATAATAAAAAAACCCGAACCATCTATATCAGGTGATATTACAGCAAAAATAAAAACAATAAGAAAAAAATATTTTAATAATGAACAAGTAAAGTTCAATGTATCGGTTAGAAATAAAAATCCAATTAAAACATTTTCAGATAAAGCAAGGTATGGGGGTGGTGGTATAACTGATTATGATATGTTTTATAGTGTGCGAGATGCAGAAACTCAAGAAATAATAGTTGATTATACCGACTTTTCACGAATAAGTAACTCAAAAGATGGTCATTTTTTCATATTAGATTTAAGTGGTTTGCATATAGGAAGGTATTATAAGATAATGCTTATGATTAGAGGTGAGAATGGAACTGAAGTGTTTGATGATACACGTGTATTTGAGATAGGAAGTTAAGCATGAAAAAACTACCAGAGTATCTCAAAGAAGAAAAATTTAATCAAAGAAATCTTCAAACACTATTAACTGAAGGAAGTTTGGAAAACAAGATTGACACTTTTAATACTATATCCTTTTCAACTGATGAGATAAATGAAGACTCGCAACTAGAAGATTTTCTTTTATTAATTCCAACCGAAAAGAGAAGACCAATCCCACCACAGGTTGAGACATACATACCAACACAGGTTACTGATTATGCACAAGATGTAGCAACAAACCCGGACGAAGAGGTTAGTGTAATTGATGAAGTGGAGGATATACAACAAGAAATGGAAAATATGCTTACATCTGAACAGGCATTACAAGCACAAATAGACGAATTGAGTAACCGATTGGATGACGAGATTGGTAACTCTGTTAAATTAAAAGAAGATGCGGCCGAAACATTTACGGCCGCAAAAGATATAATAGTATCACAAAGAATTGCAGCCGGAGAAGGAAATGCACCCAGTGAATTTTCTGACGTTTTTCCATTTCTACCAAAATCAGCAGAAGAAAGACAAAACGAAGGAGTCGATCCATTTCCTTTTATGGGTGGGTATGAATAGGAATAAATAACAATGGTGGATTTTATGAAATATATCCAACAGGTTCCGTCTGATAATAAAAAACTCACACGGGGTTTTAGTGTTGATGAATCAACCTTATCTATTGGATTTGAGAATGAACCAACACACTATAACTTTGGTTTATCTCCGAAGGATTCAATTGAATTTAGTGTATTTTCATCAGAGGGCATACGTTTGGCTTGGAAGGTTGTTGATGATGAACCAAACTTTGAAGTATTAAACCTTGATTATACAAACTTAGATGGAGACAGAATAAGTGGCCAAGCAAGATTGTTTACAAGCAATTATCCATCCATAGATGGAAATGTAGTAGTATCACCAAGTATTGACGCCAAGTCGGTTGGCATTGACTCTGGTTACTACTATATGCGTTATTCTTTTTTAAATGATATAGTTGGTTCGAGTGCCAATAAAAGTAAATTGTTAATAAAGGAAATATCAAATTCACGAACAGAAATAAAAGTAATTCCAGAGTGCTTAAAAACATCTATTCGTGCAGAGGATATATCGTTATCTTTTGATTATATAAATTTCACCACAAAAAAACTACCAGTTTCTCATTTATATAACTACACGGACAAACTTCTCAGTGAAGATAAAAATTTATTATCTCAGGAATTTGACACGGAACTGTCAGAAATTATAACTGATTACGAAGACTCAATCGAGTTAACTCTTGAAATGCTTGGTACAACTACACGAAAGCAAGTCTTCATAGAAATTGACTCTGTTAGAAAAAGAGTTTTTGAGTTGTATAAGAATACATTAATTTCAGAATATAATGAGGTATACACACGAACAGATTTTTATGTTCAGTATATAAATTGTATTAACTATGAAATATCTAAACAAAAACGATTAGCAGATTCAGGTGTTGATCCACGTATAATTGATTTATATAAGTCTGTGTTGATCACACTATACGATTCAGATTATTTAAATAGATTGTTCGTAGATAGATTTGAACTTTACTTCAACAATTATGTAAATTTTGGTCAGGGTGAGTTGTTCCCAATATTAGGAACACAACTTGCAAATGAAAATATAGGTGATGAAGACAAGCACACACCACTCATTATAAAACTATCGGATGCACTTCCTGCAAATATAACGATTGGGTCTAGATTGTATATTTCAAACAAACTATATTCTGACGATGTAGTACAGAAAGTAACTTACTTTAAAGAAATTAAGTCAAATCTTACAAAGTTGAGAGGACCGAATAGAAGTCAGATTATCAAGAATAACGGCACCAAAGAATATACAAAGGACGAACTTGATACTGAGTCTGGGTTAGATGAAATAGATGAATCAACGACGAAGATTTCTACATATTTCAACAAAAATATAAATACAGGAATTACAAGTTTTGAAGAATTTTCAGACTTTGTAAAGTTCTCTTCGGCAAAAAGACAACTTGATTTGTTTATACAAAGATTTTCTAAGATTTCAAAATTAATAAATGTTATATCTTCATATGAATATTCAATCGAGATACTTGCTAAGAAAGTGGAAGATAACTTATTACCGGAAAAAGAAGCAAATAGTTCTATTTCAATATTACAGAAACTAGAACTCAAAGAAAAACTAAAAGAACTTGACACAGAATTGTTGTCTCTGTCTGAGTATGAGAGATATTTACTTTATACAGATTCACCAAGAGCATATCCAAGGACCGATAATGTTTATGTTAGTGGTATAACTGGAAAAAACCGACTTGCAAATGGTAGGTATGAAAAATATTCATTTTTTAACGACAAGAACTCGTTTAAGCATTGGTTGGGTGACTGGTATCTTTGGTGGGACGCAACTTTATTTGAGTGGGTATTATCGGTCGATGCTTATTCACGAAATGAAACTTTCTTTTCTTTTAAAAGTGAGTCATACTTTTTTGAAACAGATGTAAGATGGGGAAACCATCTAGGTTTTGACGGAGACGAATTTGTAAAAATATCCAAAGAAACATTAGAATACGGACCCGAAAAGGGAAAACTTGCACCTGAGTATATTCCAGATGACATATCAAAGTGGTCAACTACAAGCAGAGGATATGCTTGGTATATAGATATGGCAACTGAGGCTGCTTACTACGACAAAAGCAATGACGATTTCTTGGGTTTAAATATACCTGAATTCTTAATAAGAGATGATCAAAACGAAGATTTCCTAAAATTATTAAGTGCAGTTGGTACGATTTTTGATGTAATTGACAACTACATTAAGAACATGGGAAATTCAAGAGAAATACGGAACAACCCTGAAAAAGGAATACCAGACGAACTTGTTTATTATTTTTTAAATTCCTTTGGGATAAATTTCACAGGAAAAAATACCAGAGGTGATGTAGTATCAAAACTTAAAATAAAAGATAAAGAAAGTACGGAGTATAAACGCAATCAAATATGGAGACGTATTTTAAACAATTTACCCTTGATATTAAAAACAAAAGGAACCCGTGAGTCAATTGAGGCACTTATGCGTTGCTATGATATACCAGAGCAATTATTTGTAACACGTGAATACGGTGGTGCGTCACTAGAAGACTCTTCATCAAATTTTTCCGAGTTTTCTTTTGACACATACGATTATAGTTTATCTATTGAAAATGAAGATGAATATCTTGAAGTGCCCTGGAATCACAATGATTTAAAACCAAAATCAATTGAGTTTAAATTATTTATAAATTCGGAGCCACAGATCAAAAAAACATCTGCCGAAGACGATACAACAGAAACCTACGCACGTGAAGTTCAAACTATAATTTCAAACGACAATTGGAATTTTGGAATTATGAGATTTTCTGATTACGATGATGGTTGGTGGAGGTTTTATGTATCGTATCAAATAGAAGGTGAGTCTCATGAAACACATAAACTAATACCAGATTTAGATAAAAAACCACTTTATATAAAACACTCCGATGGGTACGATGTATTAATTCAGGTTTCAAGAACTTTCCGTCAACTGAAAAGAAAAACTTTGCGGATCATAATCAAAAGACATAGTGACGGTGAAATTGTATTAACAGAAACTGCTGATATTATAATCGATGAAAAAATGTTTTTGAATTTTTCAAAGGCCAAGGACATTTACGTTGGAAACTATTTGGGTAGTAGTTTTAAAGGGCAATTTGATCGTCTGCGTATATATAATGAAGAAATTACAGAGGATGATTTTGAGCAACATATTAAATACGGACAATCTTATAGTTTGAGAACAACCGATAAATCCGTTGAAGATACCTTGTTACTTAAAACTAACTTCGACCAACCACATGATATTTCTCTTGAAACAAATTATAAGTTTGGTTATGGAATTATACCAAACTCTTCGTTAAAAGAATCACACCCAAAATATATAAAATGCTACAATTTTAAAAAGACACAATATCCGTTTGAATTTGTAGGTGCATATAAAAAAGAATTTGCAGGATTACCAAACTTCGGAGCCCAAGTTTTTAATAATAAAAAAATAAGAAGAGAAGAACTAAATTTAAATGCAAATTTAAATCCATTTAATAGAGTAACAAATAAATCCTTGGACCGTGTTGGGGTTGATACAAATAAACTTGGAGTGTTTTTTGGAAAAAGTGTAACACTTAACGAAGAAATAATAAAGTTTTTTGGTAAAATAAAATTGGGAGATTATATAGGGAATCCGGAGGACTATAACAAACGGACATACAATGAATTAAAAAAACTAAGAAATCTATTTTTCAAACACGGGTTTGGTAAAGTTGACTGGAACAATTACATAAACAGTATCAAAGGATATTTTGACGAGTCATTTTTTGATAACATAGAAAAGTTAGTACCTGCGAGGAGTATGCTGGTGAGTGGTCTTTTGGTAGAACCACTATTACTTGAAAGACCAAAGGTTAAGGGAACGGACTTAGACACAAATCTTGAATCAAATGTTGATAGATTTAATATTATAGAATCAACTGAAAAAATAAAACCACTAAAGAATATAAGACTTTCTGCTAAACACACGAACAAGAATATAGTGGAGTTTGCAAACGCAAAAGTTTACGGACCAAGAAAAACAGATGAGAACGCAATCTGCCTAAATTCGGATATTGCGTATAAGAATATAAAAGGAAAAACACACAAAACCGAGATGTTTGAGAATATTGATTATGGCAATTTACAAAGTGTTGCGTCCAATTTTGGTCATGTGAGTATAGAGGGTACGGATTATCGTGTTGAAAAGGATGAGTTTACACTGAGTCATCACACAAGTTTTACAAACGGTCTTGTAGACTATACAATTGCAAATAAAGTAAAAATAACAATAAAAATTACTAATGATAACTCTAATCACTTTTCTTCTGCGGAGGGTGAGTTCTTCTCGGGTAAAAACCTAAATGGACAACGTCTTTTCACAAACAACGCAGAGACTTGGTTCATTTACTTTGAACCTTATATTAATATATGGGTTCTTGTAAACAAAGACCCCCGTACAAGTGCAAATACAAATGAAATAATTTCAGATGGTTCTGTTAAGAGAATTTACTGCACAATACAAGGTACGGAATTTCCTACAAATTTCTATATAAACTCCTATACTGATGTAGTAAGAACTCTGGTCGGTTCATTCGAGTCGTGGGATGATATGTTTCTAATTTCCGGAGCAACCGGAAAATTACCACTTAACACAAATAGAATTTATCGTGCTACATCGTCGGTGAACATATTAAACGATAAATTTATTAATTTATCAGGAGAAATACTTGGTGTTGTTGATTGTGAAATAAACGGAGTTTTTGACGGAAAGTATAATGAAATTTTAGATGACGGGACCCTTGTAATACACAAAAAAGGAAGTTATGTATTCAGAGGACTGAAGCAAACGATTAAATTTGACGGAACTTTCTCAGGAACTTTAAAAAGAGGATTTGTAGGATCAACAGAAACTCAGTCAGACTTTGTAATTCGGAATGGTTATGTAAATGGAAAGAGATACGGTGGGTGTTATTTTTCTGATAAAAAATTATATGGAAATATAAACGATGTCATTGAAAATGATTTAAGGTATACTGATTTAGATTTAAGTATTTTTGATTCAAATAAGATAAACACCACATCTCAAACATTTAAGAATATTAAATTAGTGCCAATTCCTAATAAAATAGAATATTATGTTGACGAGAGTAAATTTGTTGTAAGTAAAAAAGTAAACATAGAAAGAAACTCCACCAACCAATTATATAATATTGGATCATTTAGATATAGAAAAACACTTGGTACATATTCGAATTGTTTTTACCACAGAACCAAGGATGTTTTTGTTCCTGCTTTATTTCACGAATTTGATATAAAATTAAATACTAAGATAAAAACAAATCAAATAAGAGAGGTAAAAATAATTGGTTATACTGATTTGATGGCTGACATTAGAACGCAGGAAAATTTATCGTACAAACGAAAATTTAAAACTGAGGTTATTAAAAATGAAACATATACAATTAGTATGTGTTTTGATTTTATATATAAAATGGAAACTAACGATTACGAAGTTAGTCCTATTCTGTATTCCCGTGGTAGAAATCTTAAAAATAATAATTACTATCGCATAACATTTGATGAATATGGTGATACTATAAGAGTAAAAGAAAATTTCTTTGATAAAGGCTGGGATTCTCTTGACAAAATATATGAAATTGATGATTTTCGATTTTTATTACCAAAAGAAGATGTTATGGCTGAGTTTGAAAATACAAATTCGTCACTTTTTTATGTTGAGATTGATGATAAAAACTCAATTGCATTTTTAGCAAACCACGACTCGGAAGAAACAAATTCAATTGATTTTCACTCACTTGACTTTGTAAAAAATTCGACTGAAAAAAATATAAAAGGGGAGATTGAAATATTAAATACACGTGATTTATATAATCAAACTGGTAAAATATACGGTGAGCAGGAATTGGGTGTGAGTTATGATACAATTGAAATAAAACATAATAGACATCATCTCATAAGTAATAACATAAAGGTTGGTGATACAATTAGACTTGATGTTTATGGAAAAAACAAAACCAAGTATGCGATTCAGACCAACCGAGAACTTACACCAGACGAAGTGGATGATTCCGAAGCAATAATTTATACAGTAGATACTCTGGATTGTCATGTCACATATGACATCAATGAAAACTTTTTAAGGTATACGGCCGAAACACTTCCATTAAAATATCATTCTTATTTTACACAAGAAAGTCCGTCTAATTACTTTTTAATAATGCCAAAGTCTGAGTATAATGGATTTGAACTAAGTGGGTATAACGGAAAGTGGAAATCGGCCAATGGAATGTATAAACAAAGTTTTATGCTGAATGATAAATACACATACACAAACATAAACTCAGAGTGGATTGTATTTTGGAGCAAAGTCACTCCTAATTGTGAAAAAGAGGGTGTAAACGGTGCGTGGGTTTTGGCAAAAGAAGAAGAGTCGGGATTCACAGACAGAATTCAAAGCGATTTGGAAACTGATAAAATAAAACTATGGATGTATGGATTTGTTCGTGGAGAATTTGCATCTGACGTTGAATACACAACCAACCCGACAATTAATGTAGATACATTCAGTTCAGACTTTGGTGGGGGTGCTGAAGAATTTTTACTTAAACAAGAAGCATCTGTTCTACATACAAAGGATCTGTGCTCAGACGAAGATTATGTAAAAAACAAAATAAAAGATAGCAATAAGAATGTGGATACCTCATTTGTTATTATTCCGAATAAAGAGGCTTTTAGATTTGCAGAGAAATACGGAAAGAATACATTGAGTGTAAAGGATCAAATACTTTCCTGGAGTTTAAATATTAAGAGTGTAGAAAGCAAGTTACCTGCACGTGGTTTATACGACAAAGTAAAACCAATGAAAGAAGTTGATGTACAAGTTGAAGTGGAATATAATCAGAACTTTGATAGAGTAGTTCCGTATGTAAGGTTGATAGGAGCAGATGTTAGTTCAACTCAATATAGACTGGTAGAAGGTGACTACTTTCTTACCACACAAGAAATAAATAATTATCCTGTTTATAGAAATCCACACGGATTTTTGATGAAACGAGATAGATACATTGATGAGGAAACTGGTAATGCAAATTATTTGTGGGTAATCGCACAGGACGCACAACCTCTGACCACTAAAATTGAAGATCTAACCAATAAAAACCGACTTGTTTTTATTTCATATAATGGAACCTGTGCAAGTGATGATTTTAATTTTAGAGTTGGTTATGATATGAATCCAAACGTAGACACCACCCGTGACAGAAATGATATGCTGGCAGATTCTTTTAGGGATGCCGTATTACTAGATGATCAGGAAGTAACGGTTACGTGGGGTTATGACAGAAACGAACAGGCCTGCTCTACTTGTGAGGATATAGCAACACCTGATTTTAAAATCACAGTAAGTCCAGATAATTTATATACAACATACGCAGGGAAAAAGAAGTTTATTACTATTTACCAAGGAGGAGTTGATGCAGAAGTTGGTATCAATGAATTAAATCCAAATACATTTGCAAAGCAATTCGGTGGATTATATAGTCACATCAATGGAAGTTATTGTGATTCTGAAATTTGCTATCATCAAAAAAATGGTGGGTCGGTTATGAAGAAATTACCTGCCGGGTGGGTAATAGAACCGACTGTAGTTGGAAGTGGTAACAAGTTTACGACATATATATCAAGTAATCATGCAGATGTAAAATCAAAGGGGTTGATATTCCAACATCCAAAATATGGAATGTATAAGTCAGAAAGTGGAGAGTTGGCATTTATTTATTACGAAAAAAATGAATATTCGGACATCAAAATATGCATTGATTCTGATAATGAAAATTTAAGATCAAAATTTTCTAAAACAACTTATGAGCAAAATAATAGAGTTGTGTATCAAAATGAAAATGGTTGGTTGGTATTCTATAATATAGAAGAAATTTCCGGTGACGAATATTGGTGCATAAGTGATACTTTGTCTGATAGAAATGTAAAATACAAAGCAGATATTAGATGGAAAAATGAACTTAATTTTAAAGAAGGGGACCGTCATTATGATGAGGAGTTTGGTGTCTATTACCATAAGACTACAAATATAGACTATAATGAAAAAAATGCCATTGTAGTAAATATGAAGATTAATCTTGATGAAGAAAACCCAACTAATATATTGAACTTGGATAGATTTGATGTTAATACATTTAGTTATCGTTTAACATACGATTCCACATTTAGACAAGAATCAACTGCATTGGAACTTCTACCAGTATTATCACGGGTTGAAAATAAGTATATATCGGAACTACCTGTGTCAATAAATTATGATCCTGAAACATTTTACTTAGAGTATCCTAATTTGGTTGATATTCATGTTTTGTCCGATGGGTCGTATGAATATAATGAAACAGGTAATACTAATTTAACACTTGCATTGAATTCGTTTGGAACAACTAAAAACTTTGATATGAAGATTAATATTGAAAATACATTTGGTCATGTCAAAGTTGATTCAAATGATATATTCTCTGCGGACTTCAAACGGAACACCACAGATCAAGAAAGAGAGGACGGATATATTGACATAAACAAACTGTATGAAAAGTATTATATTGACGAAGTAAACTATACACTTGAAGTTGGTGTAAAAACGAGAAGAGAACCAATAGTAGTAGAAAAAAATATAAGAAAAATAAATCAACAAAGCAAATTTGAAGAATTATTTTTGGATGATTCTGATGAAGATGAACGTGAAATTAAGATTACATTTGATGAAGACCTTAGTTATAAGGTAAATAAAAATTATGTTTTAACTGACATTACAAAATTAAAAGTAAACAATGATATTGTATCAAGAAATATTTCAAAAGACCACCTATCATATAAAAGAAGATTTAAAAGAACCACGACACAAAATAATGTTTCGACAACTATTTCACAAGAAGGAATACAAGATTTTACATCACCAATAACAAGAACCCGTAGAGTATTTCCAAGAACTGACTTTAATAGTGGTTCGTTTGATTCATTTTGGTTTATTGATGATGTACCTGTTACTAACCAGACCTACGAGCAAAAACCTGTAATCGTTAGAAAGGGTGTGTATGAACTACCAACTGATGTTCTTGATAAACTTGAATTTTATTATTCATTTAATGATTCGGATGTAGAATTCGTAGAGGCATTTCCAACTCATACTCCGTCACCAACTAAAACAGAAACCAAAACACCAACCGATGACTAAATTATATAAAGTAAAAGATATTACCGACAAGGTAAAACACGCAGAGTTGTATGGTCATGTAGCAAATAAACTACAAAATGATTTAACAACCCGTTTTGCCGTTTTGCGTAATTTTAGTGATGAAAAAAATGATACAATTCCGTCGGAACGAATGGAAATAAAAAATGTTTCATCGGGAATTGAATCAGAATTGTTTTACACAAACGAACTTACATTATCGTGTTGGGTTTATTTAACTGGAGAATCTGAGGCTAGTTGTGGCGTAATGACCAACGGAGATAATACAAACAGATGTGGGTTGTTAATAAACGCAAACGAGGAGACTGGTGACGATTCTGAATCTGGTCCAATTGGATACACTTGGGAAAATAAATTAGAACAAAACTCGGACGGAGAAGATGTTTGGTCAAGACAAGACTTTACATTTGGTATTGGTTTACCGAAACAAAAATGGACTCATTTAGCAATAATGATATATCCTTCTGGTAAAGCAAGATTGTTTATTGATAATATTTATCGTGCTTCATTTGACGAGGGGATAGTAAGAGATAAGGTTTCGTTTTCTAAAATTGAACTTGGAAGATTTAATGGATATGCTGATAATATTATGTGCTTTTCAACTACACTTGATTACGGAAATGTAGATATTGATAAAGAAGCAGTATCAGATTTTGCTACACTTTATTATACAAGCAGAACCGAACCAAAAAAAGCAATAGTGGAGTCACCAATTGTACCAAAAAAACAAACTGCTGATAATATACCTTTTTTTTATATGCAATCTGATGAGTATATAGAGGCCGCAACTTTGTACGACGAAAATACACGGAAAAAAATAGAAAGTGGTATGACACGGAACGAAGCAATTGATTCACAGACGCAAGAAGAACTAATGGTACAAAAATACGCAATTGAGGGTGGGGTTAATGATAAAACTCGGGTTTATGCAGATAATGCGTTTATGACATTCCCCGGAGAACTAAAGAAATTGTAAATTGTGACTTTAATGCAAATAAAAAAACAATATATAAATATTTATTAGAAAGAATATATATATTGTTATGGGTTATTTAAATAATGAAACTATTACAGTTGAGGCAACACTCACAAAACGGGGTCGTGAGTTACTAGCATCAGACTCTGGATTAAATATTACAAGTTTTGCATTAGCTGACGATGAAATTGACTACAAGTTGTACGATCCGAACCACCCCGGTGGTTCTCAGTATTATGACGCAGCGATTAGAAATATGCCAATATTCGAACCACTTTCTGACGAAACGCAAGCATTAAAATATAAATTGGTAACTCTACCAGCAGGTACTCAGTATATTCCATTAATAAAACTCGGTCAACAAAGCATTACACTTGACAAAAACTACAACGGAGTTGTTACAATATCACCAACCACAGATCCTGTGTATAACACCACACTTGGATACACGGCAGTATTGTCTGATAAAAGAGTTGGTTCTATAACAGGTTCGGGTGTAGACGGAACTGCAGCTGCTTCTTCTGCACTGTTTCTTGGGGATACCTCAAGTGACCAAGCACAAACAGTAGTTGGTTTGACATTTACATTTAGACCAAATTCTGCAATCGACAAAGACAGAACTGCGACATTAACAATAATAGGAAACGAAAGTGGTGGGTCGGTCACGATACCTGTGCGAGTTTTCACAGATGATTTGGCAGAAAGTGGATTGTCAGATTCACTTGGACTCAATTCATCATCTACAAGTTCAAATTACTGATATGATATATAAGCAAATAGAAGAATCGGATAAAGTTTTTGGACGATCATTGAGAGTCTCTTCTGGAACTTTCAATGAGGGGTTTCAACTTAAGTCAATGCACATTGATCAGGATGAAGTCACAACTCAGATGGCAAAATATGTTTCAACGGGTGCGGGTTCGGCATCAAATATATCAGATGCAGAACTTAGTAATTTAGATGCAGATGAACTTGAACCATTTTCATCTGATACAATATATGATTCTTATGAGAGTGCCTTTTTACTTCAAGATTATTCCCCACACATTGTCGCAACACAAAACTACCAACATGGACATTGGACAGATATATCTTTTGGTGATTACTACGCAAATGTTTATGACGAACAAACCAAACTCGGTGATATAGAAAATGAAAATGCTCAAGTACAATTTTCTGTTTCGTATGGTCACAAACATGGTCACGGTAGTAGACAAGGAAATAGATCAGCATCTGTTACACAGGCAATATATAATCAATATAGAAATATATTATTAGGACCTGGTGATGATATGTTCACATTCACATCAGACAATTCTGCTCTTTCGGGTGCCGACAGAGATTCTTTTTTCGTTATTAACTTTGCATCATCTGCACTTAAAGATAAAATAGATGAGGGAAATCTTGAATTTACTCTTAGTCTAAATGCAAGATTTGAATATACACTTGATAACAACAGAACATTCATTGAACAAACTTTTACTCAAACATTCAGAGACGATTCTCGTTTTGAAACCGAAATATTATCTACAACAGGTGAGAAAAAGGTAGAAAAATCTTTTAATATAGTTAAAGGTACACTTGCAGATGGTGCTCCACAGGCGGTAGACAAATATGCCGTAGGAACTGGTGACGGAGCAGGTGAGGGTTTTGGATTAATGTATCCTGACCTTGGGTTGATTATTTTAAATCCCTATGCAATTGCGTGTGAATTTGGTACCAGAATAGAAACATGGTACGATGAATGGTACTCAACATCAAAAACAAATATTTTTCCTTCAAAAGAAAATAATGTTGGACGAGCAATTTCCTGGACAGGAAACATAAATCCAACATCAACTGATTCAAGTGTATCCGATGATTTAAAACTTGGAATTGAGAGAAATCATCAGAACTTTTTAAAATTATTTTATATGCTAAAGAGTGGAGGTGACTTTAAATCAAGAAGCAGTGAACTCGTTCCATCCAAGCATTATTTTATACGAGTACGAAATACTGATTTTAATTATAGTAACAACCCAAGTTATATAATTCAATCAAAAGAGGCAAGGGAACTTGCATCAACAACTGGTATGCCACTTGAGTATTATACTGGTAGATTGAGGTATGATAATTTTGTCAACGATCCGAGAGCATATATTACCACAATAGGATTGTATAATGATAACAATGAACTACTCGCCGTGGCAAAAATGAGTGTACCTGTATTAAAAACATTTGATTCGGAAACATTAATAAAAGTAAGATTAGATTTCTAAGTATTTTCTAAGAAAAATATATTTATATTTTATGATAAAGAATCTACGTGTGTCTGACAAAACTGTCAGAAAGTTTAAGTCGGCTAAGTCTTGGAAGTATTCTACAATTGACTCTTTATCTAATTTAGTTTTAGAACAAACGAAAAAAGATGGAACACAAGTACCGATTAGTCTTGATACTACACAATCAATAGCACTTGAACAGGCATCCAATAAGGCAAAGGTAAAAATAAAGTTTGGAAAAAAAATCGATGGTAGATTTTATCCTGATGACCATGAATTTCATAATCCAGAGATCGAATTAAAAAATACAGACGGGTCATATTACAGAACCGTTTACGATTCAGTCAAACATTTATTTTACAATAGTTATGGAATTTATGATAATGAAGAAGATATTAAAAACCCATTAATGGTATTTGGATCACAGACAGGTCATTACAAAACAGACGGAGACGATGGAGATGTGTTGAGAGACGATACCGATAGATACGAGAAAAGAAAATTAACAGATAATGTTCTTGTAATAGAATTTACAAAAAATCAATTTGGTGAAACAATTAAGCCAAATAATTTCAAAATAAAAGATTACAGTTCTCCATATGGTACAATTGAAATAGAAGATGATGGTTGCACTAACTTGGTTGTAAGCAATTCTTCGTTTAATGAAATTACTGAAATTTCACACGCAAACTCAGATAAAATCGAATTTCCCAACTTAAAACCAAAGTTTGACTCTGAGACATTATCATTTGGAAAAAATATAGTTGCAGAAAGTGACTATGTGCTATCTGGTAGTCCAATGGATCAAGATTCTCCAACAGATTTTCTCACAGGTAGTGCTTCTTTGTTTAAATATGATCCATCTAAAAAGCAGTTTAGAAGAATAAGAAAATTTAAATGCCCATTTACACAAGAAGGTTTGTTGTACGAGTCAAAACAAAACTCAAATGGTTTTTTAGTCACAGAGTTGGGAAACTTAATTGCGTCTGACGATTATTCACAAAATGATAATTTTGGTGGTGCGGTTGAATTAAAAAATGGTACTTGTGCAATCGGAAGTTCTCGTTCACACATTACATCTGCCTGTAACGAGGCAAGACAAGGTCATGTCTTTATTTACGATATAAACAAAGGAGGAACTGAACATTGGGGACTTGTAAATATATTAGAAGGTACACCCGGATCTGAGTTCGGTTCATCAATTTCAATTAGTGGCAACTATATGGCAATAGGAGCACCTGGTATGTATCATTGCGAGGGTGCTATTTACATTTTTGAAAAGTCTATTAGAGATAAAACATCACCTTGGTATAGAATATCAGACTCGCACGATGATTTATGCTTTAATGAAAAATCAAATAACTTCTTAGGTTTTCCTGTATGCGATAAACTTAAGGAATTGAATGAAACCATATACAGATGGAAAATACAATCCGCATCACCACACGAAACACCAATGACTTATTTTTCAGAAAAAGGTGAAGACATCTGCGATGATTATGAAATTGCAACATTTAAAGATGAAACCTTGAGTTACTATGGAAATGACTTAGGAATGCCTACTAGTAGATTTCATAAGTTTGACGAGGATAGATATACACCTCATTATGGTGAGGGTGATGTCATGTGGAAACTCGTAACTATTATACGACAACCCGGAACCGATATGCTTGGTCAAAAAGTAAAATTGTACGGAAACACACTTATTTCATCAACACCATATACAGATAATCAGGAAGTTTTTGTTTTTAGAAAAAGACCAAAACAGGATGTTTCTTGTGATGAGTGGGTGTATACTCAAAAAATTACAAGAACCGGCACTTACAACTATGACCGAAATAAAGTAAATATGTCAAGTTCTTTTGACAACATAAACTTTAATATAAATAAAAATTCAATTACAATTGATGTAAAAAATAAATCAATTGATAAAAAAACATCGCAGGGATTTATATGGAGATTAAATGAAGTATTTGGTTCTGGTGAAGACTTGTATAGTAGTAGGATTTTTCACGGTGGTCGGGTTGAATTGACTGAACAATTAAAACTGGAGAATCTTCCATATGGTGATCATGTTTTATATATAGGAAGGTATGATGGAAATTTTTTAGTTGATACACCTGCAGCCATTAACTTTTCAATTAACCCAACTCCGATTACTCCACAAGAAAGACAAGAACAGGTAAAATATCCGTTTACATATAAAGAACCAAAGAAGCATGAGTTTGGAATTACACTTGAGACAAACGGTAGGTATTTGTTTATAGGTGACTCAAGAGATAGAATTTATTCGGATTCTGATTTCAATAGTATTTTCAAGAAAGATTTTAACGCAGGTTCTGTATATTTTTACTCAATAGAGGAAAGTTCAATTGAGTTTATACGAAAAATATACGAGGATGACGATGATGAAAGAAGATATTCTAGTTCGTTTGGAAGTAGTCTTTCTATGATAGGAAAAGATTTGTTAATTGGATCACCGTGCCTTGAACAAACAAAAATTTCAATAATTAATAATGGAAAAAGTTTTGTCATACCAGATTTTTCACATGGTGCTGAAAACAACGAAGAAACTTCTTTTATTGTAGGTGAGTCTATGTTTACTAAGTTTGAGCATGAATTTATTGGTGACGATTTTGTAGATTTGAAACTTAAAATAAATGTTGCTTCAATTGACGCATTGTCAATGGAATCACTTGATGATTTTGAAATCAAAGCATCTTTTCTTTCCGACGAAGAAAGTTTGGTCGATGGAGATCATGGAACATTTACCCGTGGTATATATCGTGATAAAACTGAATATGATGGAGACTATGTAATTTTCTATTTAAAAGTATTGGGTCATAGATTCGACCCAGATGAAGAGGTTGAATTTATATATTATATCCACAGAAATAGTATTCAAGGAACTGCAATCTATTGCAAAATAACAAATAAGAATACTCTTGAAAAAATAAAAAACATAAAAACAATTAAGCAAAAAAATGGAGTGATGGGAAGTTATGGTACATCTGTTGCACTAAGTTCTGATTTTATATTCGTAGGTGAACCTATTGTTGGTGATTGGCCAATCGACTCGATTGAGGGATTTGGTGAAGAATCTATTGTTTCATTTGATGGTTGTTCTCATGTATTTACTTCATCCGGTGATATCGTTTGGGGTAACTTAGAAAAGCAAGATATATTCGTAGAGGGAAAAATAATTAGTTACGATATTAGAACAATAAGAGATAATGTTAAAATCCATGTTGGAAACATTTTCTACAAAAATGGAATTGCAGTAATAACGGAACTTGGAAATTATTTTAAAGAAATGCTTACACGGGGTGGTCGCAGAGGATTCGAAATTTTATTTGACGGAGTAAATTCAATTTATGAGAATGAAATATTGTGTAAAGTAAATCCAAACGAATTTAATATTAGTACAAATCCGACATCCGTGACATATTCTGATATTCCTTTTGATGTAACAGGTGATAAGAAATTTACAATACTAGATGTATCTTACATTTATAGATACATAATGGGTACATTTAGAAAAATAGTAGTAGAATCAAGTGATGACGAAGAAGTACGAGATTCTTTGGTGCTTGAACAAGATAAAAAGTGGCCAAATGAGGATGTATTGTTAAGTGAGTCGGAAGATGTCATCTTAATGAATACACTTATGAATATTACAAAAGATAATGTATTAAATCCAGAAGAAGAGTTAAAGATACTTGAACGAATAGATACTATTTTTAATATGGGTGCAGATGGATTAGATATTGACGGTGACGGTGCAGTTACTGCCAATGACGCAAAACTTCTTGCTAGGTACTTTGTAGGTCGCAAAGGAACTTCATTAGTTGACGGCTTAATTAATCCAATTGATGATGCTATAACACGATACAAACCATTCCAAATTATTCAGTATTTGGATATAAAGACGGGAAAAGATAGAGGTAGACGAATTATGCAGGATTTCTTAGATTATGATGAAAATGATAAAACTGATACAACAGGTAGTTATCTTGCACCATTTGCTACTACTATTGGTTTATATGATGGTCCTGACTTGGTAATGACTGCAAAACTTGGTTCACCTATTAAGATAGTTCCAAACTATCCTATAAATTTTTTGATAAAATACGACTCTTAGAGTTTTTTTTTAATATTTATTAACATACAAACTTAAATTGGAGATTAAATTATGATTACAACACCACCACCAACCGGTTTTAGAGAATTTAAAACACAAGCAGACCGTGCTTCAAACAAACTTAGTTTAGAAGACCGTCTTCAAAATTATGATACAATGTATCGTCAATCAGCACCAAGTCCTTCTGGAAAAGGAGCACCTGGAATTGATGACCAAACAAAAGGACCCGAAGGAGAGGGAGCAAACTTTTTTGGTTACGGAAGTAGTGTCGCAACAAACCCGTTCGGTGAAGCAGGAAGTGTAGTTTCAAACGCAAATGCAACCGGATCAGTAAAAATTAAAGGATTTACCACAAAAAAGAGTGCAGGTAACAAGGTATCTGACTATGGCCATGGTAATCCAGGTGACGCAGCTGATCAAAGTTTCTATCGTGATAGCAAAATTAATTCAGCAGATGATCCATATATAAACTACATCAAAGGATTTACCGGAACTCAACGTGATAATAACGGAAGTTCTACTGCTGGTAGAGCTCGTTCCAACGTCGGTGGTTCAAGTTCACGATAAATAATATTGATTTTTCTTATATTTTGTCATAACATAGTTTATGCAAGATATAAAAGTATCTCTTGGACTAGACATTAGTTCAACTACAATAGGTTATTGTTATTCATCTTCTGAACAGAAAATAATTCAAGCAGGATATATTTCTGTTCATAAAGAAATCTCCATAAGAAACAAAGCACACAAGGTTGCAGACGAATTGAAAAAAATTCAACTGCAACCTTTTGTTGTTATTGTGGAAGATTCACTTAGTGGATTTGGTGGGGGAAGAACGAGTCAACAGACTATTGTAAAATTAGCAAAGTGTAATGCCATAATAAGTTATGTTGTAGAAGAATTGTATAATTTAGAAGTACAACACATAAATGTATCTACAATGCGTAAAGGGGTATTTGGAAAAAGCAGAGAAAAAGGATTAGATAGTAAAACATTTGTAAAGTGCAACCTTGAAAATATGCTTGATTTATCCGACTTTATTCACTATAATTCTAAGAATAATTATGATAAAAAAAACTACGATATGCTTGATGCTGTAGTCGCATCTTTGTATCATTGGTATTCTTTGAAATAGTGGGCATCTCTGAACAAAAACTTCTCAATCTTCTACAAAAAGTATTAGGAACTGGAAAAATCGTCTCTAAAGACGAGGCTATGTTCATGTGTCCATTTTCACATCATAGAAAACCTAAACTTGCTATTAATTTATCTACGCAACGTTGGCAAAGTTGGATTGATACAAATGCAAAAGGTAGATCAATTTATGGTTTATTCAAAAAGATGAATGTTGCTCCACAATATCTTACGGAATTATCTAGAATCGTAAAGATACCAAAAAGCACACAACAAACCGAAGAAGAAGAGTTAAAAGTTCACCTTCCTTATGAATTTACATCATTGCAGTATGACACCGAAAAAACAAGAGCATCAAAGGCTGCGTTTAATTATCTAAGACAAAGAAACATATTTTCTTATGATATAGAAAGATATAATATTGGATATTGTGAAAGTGGTGATTATGCGAATAGAATCATAGTACCATCATATGATTGCGACAATAATTTAAATTATTTTATAGCAAGAGATTTTACAGGAACTGCGTATTTACGATACAAAAACCCACCGGTCAGTAAAGATGTTGTGGTGTTTGAGAATCAAATTGATTTCTCCGAACCACTTATTTTTTGTGAAGGTGTATTTGATGCTATGGCAATTCGTCGAAACGCAATTCCACTATTGGGGAAGAATATTCCAAGTAAACTAAAAACAAAATTAGTTGAACATGGAGTTTCTGAAATATGTATTGTTCTTGATAACGATGCATTTAAAAACGCATTACAAATTTCCGAAACAATGATGAACGAGAATGTTCGTGTCAAATTAGTAAAAATGGGAAATGACGATGCGGCGGACATTGGGTTTAATAAAATAATTCATAAAATTAGAAATGCAGAACTTCTTGATTTTAGTGAATTGATGAAGCAAAAGTTATGCATGAACTAAAAACAAATTTAAAGAATGTTGAAAAAGTATATCATCTCGCAGACATTCATATAAGAAACGTAAAAAGACACAACGAATATTCATTGGTATTTGAAAACTTTTACAAACAAGTAAAAGAAGATAATCTTGATAACGCAATTATTTTTATCGGTGGAGACATTGCTCATGCCAAAACAGAAATGAGTCCAGAGTTGATTCATCAAATATCTTCATTTTTAAGAGAGTGTTCTAAACTTCACCCAACAATTGTAATTGCAGGAAATCACGATTGCAATTTGAATAATCCTGATCGTCTTGATGTGCTATCACCTATACTTGATATGATGGACGATGACAATTTGTTTTATTTAAAAGATACTGGTGTATATAAATTAGGTGATGTTGCTATTGGAGTTTTTGGGATATTTGAAGATCCTGTTGAATATATCAAAGGTTCTGATATAAAAGATGATTCTATTAAAACCAAGATTGCAGTATATCACGGTGCGGTAAAAAGAAGTAGAACCGATATAGGATATGTAGTTATGGGTGGTGATATTAATCTACCTATGTTTAATGGATATGATATTGTTATGCTTGGGGATATACACAAGTATCAAGTTTTACAAGAGTATCAAACTGAGCATAGATTTATCCCTGAGAGTAAGATAGATGAATATAAACTAGAAGGCTGGTGCGTTAGTGATGACTAATATACTCATAAGATGTAGAAACATACAAATCGGTGATACTTTGTTTGCGAGTAGTGTTGCAAAAAAACTGAAAGAAGAAAACCCAAACTGCGTAGTTCATTATGACATTTCTTTTTTACAACCAATTGAGTTGATGATGGCCAATCCATATATTGATGGGGTGTTTTACAAGGAATCTGCTGATATCCAATATGATGTAGTTTACAATCTAATTGATACGGATTTTGTAATTGATCCATATATATCGGCCGTTTCTCAACTTCAAAGGTTGTGCAATATTAAAAACTTCGACGATACCTTTGAAATTTATACAAACCCACATCTTGATTATTCTATAAAGAAAAGTATTCAAGAATTAAAAAATATAAATGAATTAGAAGATGATGTAATTTTAGTAGGATACCAAGTAGATTGGGAACGAAAAAGTTATTTGTTTACAGAAGATGAATATGAAAAAGCAGAAGGTGCGGAAGATGGATCAGGATATGGAAGTGGCAAACGAAATATTTATGATATAATAAATCCACTAGAGGTTAACTCAGATGTTTTGTTGCTTGCACTTGGTATAGAGGAAAAAATTTCCAAGCACTATCCCGAGATAAACTCTACAAATAAATTTTCTTTTACTGCAAGTTTAATTAAAAATTGCGACTATGTAATTGGTGCTGAAGGGTGTATTACAAATATGTCATCGGCAATCGGGACAAAAACTATTATTACAACTGATTACATTCATCAGATGTTCGGTCCCAAGGGAATTAATTGGTTAAAGCAAGGAAGAGATTTTTCTAACTTAGAAAAAAGAACTCCGTTTTTAGGACCTAATGTGTATTTTCCAAATAAAGGTCATGTGCATCTCAATCCATATCTTACTGATTACGAGGTAGGGGAAGAAATTTTAGAAATTGTAACGAATGGAAGATAAAGAAACATACATAAAAGTAACAAGACATAATCCCGAAAAACCGGTTGTGGTTTATTCGGGTAGTATGATACAACAAAACCACGGAGAGTTGCCATCTGGACATGGTTATGTTTTATGGGATTTGGAAAATAGAACACACCAACAATATAATGTACATAACGAATATGGTTATTATACGGTTACGGTTCGTGATGGAAAGTGTGTTAGTGATTTATCTAAACTACCAAACAAAGCAAGATTGCGTGTAAAGGTGTATAATACAACTGCAACCGAGACAAAGGAGATTATTGCAGAAATACGAAAGCAAACGAGTATAACAGATTTAAATGTTACACGATGCGATGCAATTTCCGAAGCAAAAAAATTTGATCGAGACAACAAATTTGATTTCGGTGATATATCACTTGTACAGATTCAAAATGATTTAATTGAAGATTATCTAACTCGTAATTTTGTGGTTGATGAAGAGCAAATAAAAACTGCTCTTGATATTAACAAAGAAGTAAATGAAAAGTTGGTAATTAAAGAGATACTCAAAAATTGTATTTGGAAACCAAAGAAGTTTGAGTTTGGAAATATGTTTAGTTACGGAGATGGAAATGTAATTGACTTTTCAAATATGAAAAGTGTTATGGGATTGTTTGCATCTAACGCAAGTGGTAAAAGTAGTGTAATGAGTGCATTGAGTTTTTGTTTATTTGACAAATGTGATCGTGCATTCAAAGCAGCCCATGTACTAAACACACAAACAGAATCTTTTTATTGTAAATTAAATTTTGAAATATCAGGAGTAAACTACTTCATAGATAGAACTGCATCCACAAAAAAGAATGGAGATGTTACCGTTGTTGTAGATTTTTGGAAACAAGACGAAGATGGTCAGACCGTTTCTTTAAACGGAGAGCAACGTGCAGGAACAAATGCAATTATTCGTGATCATGTGGGTTCTTATGATGACTTTGTATTAACTACTTTGAGTTTACAAAATAACAATGCCATTTTTATAGATAAAAGTCAGAGTGAAAGAAAAGACTTACTTGCTCAATTTATGGGAATTGATATATTTGATCAATTACACTCAACAGCATCTGAAGATATAAAAGAAATAAATGCTTTATTAAAAAGATTTAATCGTGAAAATTTCGATGAAACATTGGTAGAGGTAAACGAAAAACTAAGCAGTATATCTGAACAATATTCAGAACAGGAAAGTAAAACTAATGTTGCACTACTAGAGCAAAAACGCATAAACAAAATTCTTTCAGATAAAAGTTCAAAATTTAAGAATTGTTCGTTTAATGAAGATAGTTCTGACATAGATAATTTAGAATTTAATAAAAAGAACTTAGAAGATAGACTTATAGTTGCGGAAGAACAAAGAGATGTAGAGTCTGCACGAAAAAAAGAACTTGTAAATAAACGAGGAGACTTATCAAAAAGAATTTCTGAGTTATCTGGTGTAGAAGAAAATTATGTAGAGGTTCTTAAAATAAGAGAAGAGGTTGTGGTTGTTGAGAAAGACTTAGCAGTTTTAAGAACTTCGGTTAATGCAAAACTTGATAAATTAAAACATTATGATGATCACGAATATGATCCGAAGTGTTCATATTGTGTAAACAATTCTAAAAACTTAATTGAAAGTGCAGAGCAAACTAAGCAAGAACTTGATAAAGACAAAGCAGCCGCAGACGAACTCGTAAAACAAAAAGCAATATACACAGAGCAATTAAGTGAATTTCAGAATGTAGAGAGTGAATATGAAGAATTAAAAGATTTAAGTAACACTATGACACAAACTTCATTTGAAATAAACGAAGCAGATTCAAAAGTTCTTGCTCTATCGAGTATGATAGAGTCACTTGAAAAAGATATAATAATTAATAACAAGAACATTGATTCGTATCATGAGTGTAAGGACATAATTGAATTTAATAAAAAACTACAAGTAGAAGTAGATGATCTTCAAGATAAGTTATTATCTGTAAACAACATAGCAAATGAAGAAAGTGAAAAACTTCAAACTCTTTTTGGTGAAGTAAAAATTGTTGAAAAAGAACATGAAGATATTCTTGCGTCAATAGAAGAAGCAAAAAGCTACGAAAGAAAAAAACGAGGATATGAACTTTATCTTGATTCTGTAAAACGAGACGGTATATCATATGAACTTATTTCTAAAACTATTCCAAGTATAGAAAGTGAAGTAAATAATATACTTTCTCAAATCGTTGATTTCGGTATGAATCTTGAAATGGATGGAAAACATATTTACTCAAAGATTACTTACGAGGATCGTCATTGGCCATTAGAAATGTGTAGTGGTATGGAACGATTCATAAGCAGTATCGCAATGCGGGTAGCACTTATCAATGTAAGTAGTTTACCACGTTCTAATTTCCTTGTTATTGACGAAGGGTGGGGTTCGTTGGACGGAGACAACATAAGTAGTGTATTTAATCTGTTTACCTATTTAAAGGGGCAGTTTGAGTTCATCATGGTTATTAGTCATTTAGACGTAATGAGAGATATGGTGGACGAAATTATTGAAATTCAAAAAGAAGGTTCATTTAGTAAGATAAATTACGGAGCATAAAACATATTTAGATATATATTTATTATGTACCTGAAATGTATTTATGAGTAATTCCAAAGAAAACCAAGAAGTCCAAGAAGAAAGTCTTATCAAGGCTGGTCTTCGCAAAGGATATTTTACACTCGTTGAGGGAGTATACGATCCTGGTATTCTTAAAGCAGTATTTTTAGCAGGAGGTCCTGGTTCTGGTAAATCAGCTGTCGTGGATACTGTTTTTAATACGACACCTGAAGCAAAGTCATTGACATCATCTGGATTAAAAATCGTAAATAGTGATAGTTCCTTTGAGTATTTATTAAAAAAAGCAGGTCATAGTTTAGATTTGGGTTCGTTGGATGATGAAGTTTTTCAAAAAATAACAAGTGACGATCCAAATTCAGTTAGGTCACGTGCTAAAAACATTATGCTTAAACAATACGAAAATTACAAGGATGGTAGGTTGGGTGTAATTATTGATGGAACTGGTGATGATTATGCTAAGATATCAAAACAAAAGAAAGAGTTGGAAAAACTTGGATATGATTGTTATATGGTATTTGTTAATACAACACTTGAAGTTGCACAACAAAGAAATGCGTTTCGTGCAAGAAAACTTCCACGTAAAATTGTGGATGTTATATGGAAAGATGTTCAAAAGAATATGGGGAAATTCCAAAGTTCATTCAAGCAGAATTTCACGATCATTGATAACTCAGAAGATTTAAGAAGCAAAACAAAACCAGGAAAACTTAATCTTGCTCCTTTTATATTAAAAGCAACTGCAAGATTTATCGGAAAACCAATTCGCAATCCTATTGGTAAACAATGGATTACTTTGATGATGAAACACGATAAAATGAGTAAGAGTGGTGATACACGAAATCGTATGAACGAAGAACTCGATATGGTTTCAATGGAAGATGTAGTTCTACCTATGGATTTGGAAAGACATTTAACTCGTTCTATATTTGTAATTAAAAAATTTAAATTAAATGAAAGACGGAATCTTGCAATTATATCAAGACTGGTAGAAAGTTTAGAGTTGGATAGAAACCAACTTAACAAATATTTCCACCAAATTAGAACATTAAAGTTCAAGGGAGAAAAATGATCTTTGACGAAATATTAGATGAATTGATACTTGAAGATAAGTTGGGTGAGACTTGGAGAATTGAAATGGCTCCAAATCATGCACGTTATAGTTTTTCTTCAACAAAAAGTGGAAATGAAAACTGGGCAAAACAATTAGCAATGAAACTTTTAAAAAATGAAAAAGATGATTTTAAGTTCATTGGAATTTATAGTGAGGGTGAAACCGATCTTGGTCCAATAGTTGATGGATATATATTTCATTGCACACCTGAGTACCTTGATAAAGCACCTCATTTGCATCGTGACAAAAAAAAGGCCTGCAAACAACACATTAAAACAGGAAAAATTATTGAATATTTTGAGGACTGATCATGAATATAAAAGAATACAAAAGATACAAAGATGATCCATTTTGGATGAAGTCAAAATACGATGGAGTTTCTGGTGAACAAAGATTACCTGTCCAACGCAGATTGCGAAAAGGTGGTGTCAAGTTTAAGAAAGGTGATGAGATACTTTATTATCCAAAAGGAAAAGTGATTTTAGTCGGAAAAGAAGCAGAACAAGCGTACCGTGATTTTCAGGCAGCTGCACAGGATGAAGATTTTTATATGTCAATGTACGAGGACAAAACTATGAATGAAATTAAAATAACAAGTAAAGAATATAAACAAGCAATTGATTTTATGTCAGATATGCATTCCAGTATATTAAAAGCAAAAGACAAAGTCATAGCATTTCTTAAAAGAAAAGGATTTGATGATATGGCAGACGAACTTGCTCCACTGTCTAAAATTGAATTCAAGAAGTTTGTTGAAAAACGAGTGTATGAGCAAAAAATTAGAAAACAAATTCGTACAGTTCTTTCTGAAATATTAAAAAAGTGAAAACTGAACTAAGAGAATTGCTTACTCAAAATTTAACTGAGTATGTTGTAAACGATGTATTGCAAGAAAATTCAATACGAAAAGTTATTGGAATATATCCTGGTAGATTTCAACCAGCAGGAGTGCATCACTATAAAACATACAAATGGTTGGATGGTAAGTTTGATAAAGCATATGTAGCAACTAGTGACAAAACGGATGCCACAAAAAGTCCCTTGAATTTCAAGGAAAAGAAAATGGTATGGACAAAGCATGGAGTTCGGAATGTTACTAAAGTAAAAAATCCATATGTGTGTGAAGAAATTTTAAAGAAGTATGATCCAAATACAACGGCAGTCGTTTATATTTTTGGAGAAAAAGATGCGGGTAGATTAAAAACAACCAAAGCAGATGGCTCTCCTGCGTATTATCAATCGTATGAAAAAAATAAAAATGATTTGAAACCATACGGTGAACATGGATATTTTATTGTAGCACCACACGTAAGCATTAAGGTTTTAGGAAAAGAAGTTAGTGGTACTCGTATTCGTGACTTATTGGGAAGTCCTAACCACGACAAAATGACAAAGATTCAAGCATTTGAAGAATTGTTTGGTTGGTATGATGAAAAGATATTTAAGTATCTTACCAAGAAGTTTAGTACATTATTTGAAAATGAAGAGTTATTTGAAAGTTTTTTGCAGAACTATCCAAACTTTACAAAATCAATTTCAATTGTACTGAATGAAGTAAGCACAATAGCCGCATCGGGTATTCTGTTGGTTGATGACGGTCCTGGTTCTTTTTTCCCAAACAAAGTTTACGAAACTGAAAGTGAGGAAAGAGTTCAGCAACTTGGTTATGATCTTTTAGATTATGTAGTGGGTAAAAACGGAGTAAGTAGAAATGCAGATTATAGAATGTGGAAAGAATACGCAGGACCCGTACCGGCAGTATCTTTTTATCCTGCAGGTGTAACAGACGAAATAACTGCAAATAATCAAATTTCGATAGAAAAATCAAAATCAGCACACGAACAATGGGTTGAGGTAATAGATTCTGTTGCTCAAACTTCTGGATATAAATTAGTAGACTTTATAGGTTCAGAAGCATCTATACGAAAAGTAGATAGGTCAGGAGAAGAAAATGTAGATGGAAATACACTTGATGTAGAAGATGAAGAAAACGAAGACAAAATAGATAAAGGAGTCGAAGGTCAGGCAATCAAAGAAAGTAAAATTATCACAGAAGGAGGTGCAGCTGGACATATGAGTCATCCTTTTGATGATCGTGAGTTAACATTCGGAGATTTAAAAGAAATGATTCGTAGGTCACTTGCAGGAGAATTAAATGTTGAAAAAGAAGTTACCGAAAAACTCGATGGACAAAATTTAATGTTTTCTTGGAAAGATGGTGAATTAGTGGCTGCAAGAAATCAAGGGCATTTAAAAAACGCAGGAGCAGCCGCACCTAATGTAAAAGAATTTTCAAGTATATTTGCTGATCGTCCTGATAATATTCGTGACGCATTTGTAGGTGCAGTTGAAGATTTAGAAACTGCTATATCTGGTCTTACAGATGCACAAAAGAATAAAGTATTTCGTGAAGGTGAACGTTTTATGAATATAGAGGTAATGACACCTGCAACACAAAATGTTATTCCTCAGAATGTAGATATGTTAGTATTCCACGGAACACAGGCATATGATTCCGCAGGAAAAGCAGTATCAGAAGATTCCGAGGGAAACGATATAACAGGTGAACTTAAAGACTCTGCAAGAATGCTTAAAGGTATGTTGAAACAAATAAACGCAGATGTTCAAAAACGATATTCATTGAACGCACCGATTGTGGTGGAACTTCCTAAAAGTAAAACATTTGGAGATTCATATGCAAAGTATTCTGCTAAAATAGATAAACTTAAAAGCAAATTTAGATTAAAAGATAACGATAAAGTAATGAAGTATCACGATTCTTGGTGGAGAAACTTGCTTGATAAACAACAAACAAAAAATAAAGAGATATTTCCCTCGAATGTATACGAAGCACTCATTGGTCGTTGGGCATATAATGATAAGTCTAACAAAATCACTACAATTAAAAAAGAATTATCTGATCATCCAAAACTACTTGCTTGGGTTACCAAGTTTGAAAAAGAAGATATTACAAAACAGTTTGAAGAAAATATGTGGCCGTTTCAATTCATCTTTTTGAAATTGGGTGCAGAAGTATTAAAGAATGTAAAAGGGTTTGTTGCGGCTGGTGGAAGTGATGATATTGCAAAAGCACTTGATTCTCACGTTAAAACACTTGAAGGCAAGAAGATAAGTTCGGTGGAATCACCTGATAAGTTTAAGAAAGACATGGAGAAACTAAATAAGAATCTTGCTCGTCTTAATTCTATTGGTGGAAGCAGTGCAATTGCACCAACAGAAGGTGTAGTATTTCAATACAAAGGTGGAACATATAAACTCACAGGTACATTTGCTCCTATAAATCAAATTATGGGTATAATGAGGTTTTAATCATGGAAGAGAAAAAACTCTCGATTGCAGCTAGAAGAAAACTGGCCAGAGCAGCCAAACGAACTGCAAAAAAACGTTTGCTTAAAAAAAAGTTATTGGCAAAACGAATGAAAACACCTGAGAAGTTAAAAGCATCTGCACAAAAGGCTGCCAAGAATGTTCTTGTAAAAAAAATTACAGGTGGGAAGTCGTATTCAGATTTAAGCATTACCCAAAAACAAACAATTGATAATAAACTAAAACCAGCAATAATTGCAAAGGTCGCAAGAAAGATGTTACCAAAAATAAAAGCAAAGGAAAAAGAACGACTCAAACGAGTCAGAGCAAATTCAAATACGATGCAAGAAAATAAACACGGAGTGTTGACTTTAAAAGTAAATGGATCGCAACCAGAAGTGTCTGCACATTATGAAGGTGGAAAACTAAAACCATATATCTTTAAAACAAGAGAAGCCGCAAAAAAACATTGTAAGAATGTTGGTGGGAAACCATTTGAATCATCTGAAACTGGTAAGTTCTATGTAGAGTTTACGAAAATAGACGGACCAATTAATGAAAAATCTGTGTCAAAATCCCAACAAAGATTATTTGGAATGGTTCATGCATATAACAAAGGTGAATTAAAAAAGTCTGATGTAGATGATGGTTTATATTCTAAGATTAAAAAGATAGCAACCGGAATGACAAAAAAGGATACAAAGAAAATGGCAAAAACAGATCACGATGACTTACCTGAAAAAGTTCCAACGAATGAAAGTAAAGAAAACCAAGAAAATTTAAAAGATTTGAAAGCAATACTTGATGTTGCTAAAATGCTAAGTGATAAAAGTCCATATTTTAAAGGTCGTGGTAGCAAAAAAGAATATATTAAAATGCTTGTCCACAAAATACAAAAGTTGTCTGAATCAAAAAAGCAAAAGTTATTAACCAAGATGGACGCATATAAAAAAGTTCGTAAACCAACTATGCCAAAAAGTATTCCTATGAAAAACAAAAAAGCATATGACAGAAAAGACTTTAAACGAGGTAAATATGATTAAGTTAAATGGAAACATTTATCTAAAGGCAAACGAATTAGAAAAATATATAAACGAAGTTGCAAAACGATTTAGAACTTCGCACCGTGCAATATTACCCCAGCAAATTACATATCTTGATAAAGAATTTGTTGATAGTATAAAAGAAGAAGAAAAAAACTTGTGTTTGTCTATCGTCTTTTTATATGGTTATGGGGAGGATCATGCTCCTTTAAAAAAAATAATACAAGGAATACACGACAGATTTAGAAAGGAAAATGAGTGTTGTGAGAAATTATATTTTATGCAATACGACTTAACAGATACTCAACGGAATAAATATAGAACTCAATACGAGAACTTTTTAATAAATGTTTTTTTAAATGAGTGTATTAAAAAATTAGAAATACTATCATAGTATTTGACAAAAAACAAAAAATATGGAATAATAATAGGTTATGGCAAAAATGGATAAAGATGACTTGAAGTATGTGATAAAAAGATCACGTAAATTGTTTCAAGGTGAAGAACTTCCCAAAGTACATGGATATGAGGGAGAGGTTGATGAACTTGTAATCCGACAACCAGGTGAAGTTTGGACAGATAAAGATGGAAAAGAATGGAAACAAGTTGGTTCTAATTCAAAGGTTAGAACAGAAACTTTAATGGATAAGGTCCGAAAGTCTTTAAGAGAAGCACCGAATTGTCCTAAGAAAATGTGTACGGTTGATCCAACTAAAAACCTAGACAAAAGAATGCTTGCTATGAAAGGTATGTG